GATTGGTGACCGTGTTCGTTTTGAAGCTACACAAACTGACGAATTTTGGAAAGACCTACTCTTTGATAACGACTTTAAAGAATATGTGAAGAAAAAATATGAAATCGCTTATAGTAGCATTATGGGAGAAGGTGCAGAATCTCCTGTGGTGGAAACAGAAGAAGAAGATGTATAAAGAAGGTATTGATTACCAATTTGTAGATTTTAATGATTCAGAGCTTACAGGTATAGGACTTCTTATAGATGGTTATAAAGGAGTTCTTTATCATTACCATAAAGCTAGAGTTGTTGAAGAAGGTGAAATTGCCAGACTACAATTTGGTTATACTATCATAAATCCAGGTGAACACGATATTGACACCTTGACAAATGATGAAAAATTGCATACCATTATGGGTGATATATTATCAGAAATATTATTGAAGAAACAAACCTACGATGAACAGACTAGAACAGACGATACTCAAGAATCTAATTTATAATGAAGAATATACACGAAAAGTTTTACCATTTGTTCGTGCAGAATATTTTTCAGATAACAGCGAGCGTTTAGTATTCCGTGAAATATTTGAATTTATTCATAAATATAAAAATCCACCAACACACGAAGCTCTTGTAATTAATTTCACAGAAAAGAAATCTCTCACAGAGGCTGAAGTTTCTAATGCAATTGATCTTCTTAAACAAATTAATCTTGTTAAAAATGAACCAACTGAAACACAATGGCTCATTGAACAAACTGAAAAGTTTTGTCAAGATAAAGCCATCTATAATGCAATTATGGAATCTGTTGGTATTCTTGACCATAAAAATATTAAAAAATCAAAAGGTGAAATCCCTAAATTATTAAGTGATGCTCTTGGCGTAGCATTTAATAATAATGTTGGTCATGATTACATTAATGATTCAGATTCTCGTTATGATTTTTATCATGCAGTAGAATCTCGTGTTCGTTTTGATCTAGATTTATTTAATAAAATTACCAAAGGTGGTCTTCCAGTTAAAACATTAAATATTGTTTTGGCAGGAACTGGTGTTGGTAAATCTCTGTTTATGTGTCATATGTCAGCTGCTGCTCTTGCACAAGGTCTTAATGTGTTGTATATCACAATGGAAATGGCCGAAGAGAAGATTGCAGAGCGTATTGATGCTAACTTGTTAAATATTAATTTAAATGAACTTCACACTTTATCTAAATCTGATTATAGCCGTAAGTTTGATACTGTCAAAGCAAAAACTGATGGTAAATTAATTATCAAAGAATATCCAACAGCTGCAGCCTCTGTATTGCATTTCAGAGCTTTAATCAATGAACTTCAACTGAAAAAAAACTTTGTACCTCAAATTATATTTGTTGATTACCTTAATATTTGTACCTCAGCACGAGTTAAACCTGGTGCTAACGTGAATACTTATTCTTACATCAAGTCTATTGCCGAAGAACTTCGTGGTCTTGCTGTAGAGAATAATGTGCCAATTGTGTCCGCAACCCAAACCACAAGGTCAGGTTTTACAAACTCCGATCCTGGCCTTGAGGACACATCTGAATCTTTTGGTCTACCAGCAACTGCTGACTTTATGTTTGCTTTGGTGACCAACGAAGAACTTGAAGGACTAAATCAGATTCTTGTTAAACAGTTAAAGAATCGTTATTCTGACCCAACTTATTATAAACGATTTGTTATTGGTGTTGATAGAGCAAAAATGAGATTGTATGATGCTGAAATAACAGCACAAAATAACCTTGCTGATTCTGGTCAAGTAGATGATAAACCATTAAATAGTTTTGGTAATCGTGAAAGAGATTATAATAAATTTGAAGACTTCAAGTTATAATGAAACTGAATAAAGAACAAGCTCTATTTTGTGCCAAATATATGGAAGATTACTACCATCATTTTGACCGTATTGATGACTATATGCGTAGTCAGAAAAAAACACAAATATCAGAATTGCCATCTCATCTTCCAGGTATGGGACCAGAAGAAGATTTGTTTTCTGATTTTACTATACACCCTAATGATATGGAATTTGAAATTGTAAATTTAGGTTCTACTCGTTGGTGGGATTACATTACAATTATCTCATCACATTTAATATCAAGAGCTGTTCCTGGTAGATGTATTCAGTTTGCTATATTTGAAAAAAATACAAAAAAGATTGTTGGTTTTATTCGTCTTGGTTCACCGGTGATTAATTGTAAACCTCGTAACGAGTTACTTAGGCAAGTATTCACACAATCTAAAGAATCAGCTGCTAATTTTAATAATACAACAGCTATGGGTTTTACTATTGTTCCATCACAACCTTTTGGTTATAATTATCTAGGTGGTAAGTTGTTGGCAGCTCTATGTTGTTCACATGAAATTCGTGAACTAATGAATGAAAAATATAAAATGAACTTATGTTTATTTGAAACAACAAGTCTTTATGGATCTTCTAAAGCTATATCACAATATGACGGTATGAAACCATATCTCCGATTCAAAGGTTTAACTGATAGTAATTTTGTTCCTATGCTTGATGGTGAAGCTTATAAGAAACTTAAAGACTATGTTGAAGAATGTACCGGCGAACAACTCATTGACCCAACAGATTCAAGTAAAAAATTAAAAGCAACACTAAAAGTAATAAGCATGGTTAAAGTTGCACTCAAAGGTGAACCGGAACTGGTCAAATTCAATGAAGTAATTGAAAAAGCAAAAGGTCTCACAGAGAGAAAAAGATACTATATTTCAAATTATGGATTTAAGAACTTTGTTGATGTGGTTAATGGCAAAGATACTAAACTCATTCCTGACCCCGAAAACTATGATAAATTCTACATGAAAAACATAGTGGACTGGTGGAAAAAGAAAGCCTCCAATCGTTATGAAACGCTAAAATCTGAAAGTCGCATTAGAACTGATATGGAAGTTTGGACCTCTGGAAAAGAGCTTGACATTATTCGGTAATTATGTTAGCATAAATACTCTAATAATTAAAAAAAAAAGGAGTGTTGAATGGCAGATTCCCCAAAAGAAGGCGAGGCGGCCCAAGCCCTATTTTGTGCAATAGCTGACAATCTTGGCGCCACAAAAACTTCAAAAGAATTTGACCTTAAAAAATTACCAAATTATAAAACTTTTAAACAACATTATGGTAAATTGATAGATGATTGTTTTAAAAAAACCGATTTGCCATCAATCACATTAATTGAAATTGAGAAGTTTTTAAATGATTCTGCTGGTTGGTATGAATCGTCATTAAATATTGCTAAAAAACTTATTGTTGATATTAAAAGTATAAGTTTAAAGTTTTCAAAGATTCAAGCACCAAAATGGCAAGACTTTATGTATGTTCGTGGAGCTGCAAAAGAAAAAGGACGAAATTCAAATGCTATGGAAAATATAGCCTATTTGTTTGATGTCGCCAACAAAAATGAAGGTAATTATTTTGGTGATATTAACAAATGGAGTCCTGCTGACATTTACTTTGTTTCTAAAAAAGGAACTGAGGTTATTTTGAAAGAAGTTAAATTAGTAGAAGGCAAATTAAATAAATCGTATAATTTCATCAATTTAAACAAAATAACTGGTCAATTGGTTAGTGACGGTGAATTACTTCCATTATCACTAAAAAAAGCGGAAAATGAAGTTAAAATAGTAAAAGTTAATTTCAAAAGGTCTGATGAAGAAAAATATTTAAGTAACATTGAATATTATGGTGTGAGTGATTGGAGTAAAAAATATACTAGAGCAAAACCCGTAACTAGAGATATTAAAATTTATTTTAGTAAAGATAAAAAAGATAAACTTAAAATACGCCATGATCCATATAGTGGAAATTATGGAGTAAATAAAGCGGTTAAGTGTGAGATTGAGGTTACTGGTGCTGGTGGTCGTGGTGGATCTGTTGTTGGTATTCCATTGATTGCTCAGATTTTATCAGAAGTTGATAAATCTCTTGGTCAAAATCTAAAAACAGCCTTCAATACCGGTATTGTTAAATATACCACAGAGTTAGCAAAAGTTAATAAAACATTTAAAGTTAAATCTGGAATAAAATTAGAAAATCCAGCAAAAGAACTTTATGATGAAGAAAGAGCAACATTGAGTGCTCTGTATGTAGCAAATGCTATTATGCCAGTAATATATAATTGGTTTAAAAAAAATGAAGATAATGAAAAATTAAAACCATTAAATACAAAAGCTGTTCAGAAATTTATTGAATATACTTCAAGTAGGACTATAAAATCAGGCAAATTTGTAATTGCAAAATAAGAGATAAAATGAAATTCACAGAATACTTAACAGAAGGCAAAGAAGGCAAGAATGTTCATCTTGAACACATTGAAGATGAAGTTCTTAATCGTGGTGTAGCCGGCACTCGTGATTCAATTAATTTTCTTCGTTCATTACGAGATATGTTAGCAGGCAACGCTGAATCAAAAGTAAATATCACTACAAAATGGGACGGCGCACCTGCTGTATTTGCTGGTATCAATCCAGAGAATGGTAAATTCTTCGTAGGAACTAAAGGCGTTTTTGCAAAGAATGCTAAATTAAATTATACAGATAAAGATATTAACATAAATCATCCAGCTGAGGGTCTTAATAAGAAACTTAAAGTTGCATTAAGATACTTACCAAAACTAGGTATTAAAGGTGTTTTACAGGGTGACATGATGTTCACTAAAGGTGATTTGAAAAATGAAGTCATTGATGGTACCGATTACATTACATTTCAACCAAATACAATTGTGTATGCTGTTCCTGTTGATTCTAAATTAGCACAGATGATGATGGCTGCACAAATAGGTGTGGTGTTTCATACTTCATATACAGGTAAAAAATTGGAAGATATGAAAGCTTCATTTAATATTGATGTTAATAATCTAACGACAACCAAAGATATTTGGTTCCGTGATGCTTCTTTTGTAGATGCCTCAGGTACAGCTACATTTACAGCACAAGAAACAAAACAAATTACAAATATTTTATCTGATATTGGTAGTTTATTCAGAGGAATTAATCCTGTGGTGTTAAATAGAATAGCAACAACAGAAATCATTAGAACACAAATTAAAACATTTAACAATTCTAAAGTTCGTGCAGGTCAAGTCATTGGTGATACATTTAAACATGTTCGTGAATTAACTCGTTTTATTGAAGATAAGTTAAATAAAGAAATACTTTCTGCTAAATTAGATAAAACTAAAAAGAAAAGAATTGCTGAGAAATCAGAATTGATGAGGTTTTATCGTAATAATGCAACAGAATTAAAAAAGATATTTGATATTCAAAATGGTTTAGTTGAATCTAAATCAATGATTGTTAAAAAGTTACAACAAATTCGTCAGGTCACAGGAACATTTCTAAAAACAGATAAAGGTTTCAAGATTACAAACGCAGAAGGTTTTGTGGCCGTAGATAAACTAAAAGGTAACGCAGTTAAATTAGTTGATAGGCTTGAGTTTAGTCAGGCTAATTTCAATGCTGCGAAATCCTGGGAGAAATAAAATGGCATATGATTTAACCAAAATATTACAAGAGTATGGTGATAACGATTTCGGCTTTACGGCTGTAGATGAAGCGGAATACAATGCAGTTATCGCACAAAAAGACGAAACAGTTGAAGAATATAAATCAAGACTTCAACAAGTAGAAAAGATTGTAATGCCTCTTTTGATTAATTTATTGAAAACAGCTAATCAACCAATTATTAAATGGCCTAATCGTAAACCTATTTTAGAATCACAAATTGAAAAGATAATTAAGCTTACAAGAGATTAAAATGAAATCATTTTACGGTTTTATTACTGAAGAATTCAAAGATGGTGGACTAACCATATTTGATATTGATGACACTTTGTTCAAAACAACAGCTCGTGTCAATGTTAAAAAAGGTAATAAGATTATTAAAAGACTTGCTCCACATTCATACAATACATATGAATTAAAAGATGGCGAAGAATTTGATTTCAAAGAATTTCGTGATGCTGAAAAGTTTTACAATGAATCTAAACCTATTAAAGGTATGATGGCCAAAGCTAAGGCAATTCTAAAAAACTCATTGAAAAGCGAATTAAGTCGTGTTATTATTGTAACAGCACGAGATGACCTTGATGATCGTGAAAAGTTTTTAGATACATTTCGTAAATATGGTTTTGATATTGATCGTGTTCGTGTTGAAAGAGCTGGTAAAATTAAAGATATTCGTGGCACAGCTATTTCAAAGATGGTTATTATTCGAAACTATTTAAATACCAAGCAGTTTTCAAGAGTAAGATTGTTTGATGATTCAATTGAAAATCTAAAAGCATTCTTACATCTACAAAAAGAATTTGAAGATATTAAGTTTGAAGCCTATTTCGTTAAAGAAGATGGCACAATAAGGACAGTTAAATAATGTTAAAACAAGTCAATGGTCGCTGGGCATTAGTGTCAAAAAAGACACAGAGACCTTTAGCTTATTATAAGGGTGAGGGCAAACCATCTGACGAATGGGTTGCTAAACATGAAAGAAGAATTCAATTCTTTAAAAGTGGTATGAATGAAGCTGTGAGTTCTGATATTCTACCTAAATCGGGTGCAGGACAAGAGGGAACAGATACATTATTAAAATCGTATCAAAAAGATACACCCGGCCAATCTAAAATTATAGGATTCAAACAGTACCGCAAGACTAAATAAAATATATTATTGGAGTTATTATGAAAGACATAGTGGTTGGTTGTATTACTGGTTATAATTTTGAGAAAATAAAACCTTGGGTTAATTCATTAGACACCTGTGGTTTTACTGGCACCAAAGCCATGATTTGTTATAATGTTGATTATGAAACGACTGAAGAATTAGTTAAGCGTGGTTACACCATTTTTGCATTTAAGAAAAATGATGAAGCTAAACGATTTGAATATAAAGATAATTTCTCCATCGTTGTTGAACGATTCTACCATCTCTGGTATTTCTTAAAAGGTCTCAAAGGACAATATCGTAACATCATTACAACCGATGTTAAAGATGTGGTCTTTCAAACCAACCCATCTTTATTTTTAGAACGAGTTATCAAAGACGGCAAAAAGATTAATGTTGCCTGCGAATCTATTCATTATAAAGATGAAGATTGGGGTGATAACAACTTATTGAAATCTTTTGGTCCGCTAATACACGAACACAATCGTAACAATCTTATCTACAATGCAGGCACAATCTCTGGTGATTTTGACACTATGATTGACGCCTTTCTAAACATCTATCTATTATGTAACGGTTCAAACCCATTTATTGAAGGTGGTGGTGGGCCAGACCAAGCTGCACTCAATGTTTTATTACAATTAGAACCATATAAATCAATCACTAATTTTGCCATGAGTGAAGATGGTTATGCAGCTCAATTAGGTACCACAGGTCCACAAATACAAAATAAATATGGTGATAAAGTGGTAGAAAAAACACCAATTTTAGTGAATAATATGGTTTGCACTAGCAACGGACAGGTATTCTCCTTGGTTCACCAATATGATAGAGTGCCTGAATGGAAAGAATTGATTGAGAAAAAATATGCGTAACATTATCTTTGTACCTGTAGGCCAAGAACTATCATTCCATGAAGCGTATGATAAGAACAATCATTGGCGTTACACTAAATCTAACAGAGATTATGAAGTTATTGCTTATCAATATAAAGATTTTGATATTGAACCAGACACTTACGATTATTTAATTAAAGATGTTGGTTTCAAATGGGATTTAGTAAAACATTTCCTTGATACTTTTGATTGGCGAGATTATAATTATATTGGTTTTTGGGACGATGATTTGGTTACAGATATTCAAAGTGTCAATCGTGGTTTAGAATTAGCAGAAAAACATGATATGAAACTTTTTCAATTATCAACACTTGCAGGTTCAGCATCTTCTCATGCGGTGCTACATCAAAATAAAGAATGGGTTTATAGTAGAACTAATTTTATTGAAGGCATGGCACCATTCTTTCATACTTCATTGATACCGATTCTATTAGATTTTTGGGAATATCATAAAGTTTATAGTGGTTGGGGATTTGATATGGTGTTTTCATCCATCTGCCGTGAAAAGGCTGGAGTAATACACGAAGTTTCAATGTATCATCCAGATAGACCAAGTAATTATGATAAACACAAAGCCTTCCTTGAAATGGAAGAAATACTCAACAAAGTTTATCCTAAATTTATGCAAGACAAATATGGCACACCTGACAAAAAGGATATTGATTGGTCAGGTGCTCAAAGACACGAAGTTGTATATGAATTCACACTAAAGGGTTAAAAATGGATGTTATTAATGTAAGTAAAATTATCAAACCAAAAAAAGAATATGTGATTGATAATCAAATTAGAGGCCGTAGTTATTCAAGTAATCACGCAAAGTTACTTAAACACATGGATCGCCTGATTGATTTACAACAAGGTAAACGACCTAGACCGGTCATGTTTCATATGTCACCTTGTAATCCATGTAATCTAACGTGTTCATTCTGTTGTTTTGCTAATCGTGCCATGACAGAAATGCTTACGGTTGAACAAATGAAATCAGCCATTGACCAATTTACAGCCCTAGGTGTTACTGGTATGGAATTTACAGGCGGTGGTGAACCGACACTACATCCAAAATTAGATGAAATTATTGAATATGGTTATAACAAAGGCCTAAAAATGGGTATTTGTACCAACGGTTCAAAACTTAAAAAGATTAAAAATTGGCATATGATGTCATGGGTTCGCCTAGGCATGTATTCATGGGACGAAAAGAAACCATACCCATATCATCTTGAAGTGTTTGATGGGTTAGACATTGAAATTTCAGCCGCATATGTTTGGGATGGCGCCACAGACACCTCAACGAACCCAAATATTACGGGTGAATGGACAGATAACCATGCTAAAAAACTTGCAACCAATGAATATAAAGAAGAAAACTTTATGAAGATGTTAGCTTGGGTTGAAGAAAAGAAAATACCAACACGGATTGCTTTTAATGCAATTAAATCCACAGACATTGTTGCAAAAGATATTGAATCAATTAGAGTGTTAATTGGTAAACATGAAGAAAAACATGGTAAATTACAATACGCTTTCTTATCAGATTTTAACTTCAAAGGTACAAGAAGAAACAATCATTGTTATATGCACGGTATAAAACCATGTGTGTTCACCGATGGTAATGTTTATGTTTGCCCTTCTGCTGAATTAGCACCAGAAAATAATTATCAAGTGAATGACGAATTTAAGTTATGTGATATTGCTGGTATTACAGACTTTTATAATTCACAAGTTGGTGGGCCTGATGTTTTTAGAAGATATCATGACTGTTCATTCTGT